CCGTGGAAGTGAAAACCCTGGAACAGAACTTCCGTAACTTGCAGTTTACGGAATTGCGCCAGCATGAGCGCGATACCATCATGCAGGTGTGGGGGATTCCACCGGAGATGTTCGGTGTGGTGACATCCTCCAATCGCTCGACCATCGATCAAGCGCCGTTTATCTTTACGAAGTACTGCATCGTGCCACGGGTGGAGCGGGAGCGCGCGTTCTATCAAGAGCGCCTCGTGCCGGAGTACGACGAGCGATTGATTCTTGACTACACCTCTCCCGTGCCGGAGGATAAGGAATTCCGACTCAAAGTGATGCAGGCGCAGCCGAGCGCCTTCGTGTTGAACGAGTTTCGCGAGCTGGCCGGACTGCCGGAAGACGAGAAGCTAGAGGGGCAGTACGCCAGTGGATCAACGAGTACCGCACCGGAAGCGGACACTGAAGTGGCCGCTGGCGATGAGAACGATACACCCGCAGCCGATAACCTGGATCAGCTGAATGACGAAGAGGCGGCGGCCTACTATCTGATCAACCGAAAACTCTTGGCGCGATGAAATCCCTCGCCATTATAGAAGCCGAGCTACTCCGTCGCGGGCTCGATCCCGACTTCATCGTGTGCAAGACCGACATCCCTGGTGATGTGGCTGAGATTGTCTCTCGCACGGAGTTCTTGGCACTACAGCTGCGCTACGGCTATCAGCGAGCCATTGCGACCGTGCGCGCCCGCATCGAGCTGGCTGCGCTGGAGCGCGAGCTCCGCGCCACGACGCAATCGGCAGCAGCCATGCGCACCGCCTTGGAGGCGGCACGGGTCAATGATCTGGGGCAGGTGCTGGACTCCACGGTCAGAAACACTCTGGAGCAGGGCTATCTACGCGGAGCACGAGAAGGTGAACGCACGCTGAGGACACAAGCGCAGGTGCGCATTCGGTTTGACGCCATGAACCCGCACGCAGCCCAGTATGCTCGCACACAGTCCGGTCAGCTCATCACGCAGATCACCGAGGGGCAGCGCGAGGCGGTGCGCAATCTGATTGACACCTCGGTCTCCAATGGCCGCACCGTGCAGGACATCGCCAGGGATATTCGCACGGTCGTAGGCTTGCGTGACGATCAAGTGCGCGCACTGCTCACCTATCGCGAACGCATCACCCTGCGCGGGACGCACACCGAGGAGCAGATCGAACGCAAGGTGGCGCGCTATGCCGACGCTCTGGCCAGACAGCGCGGCGAATTGATTGCCCGCACGGAGATCTTGACCGCAGCCAATCACGGGCAACTAGAGACGTGGCGCGAGGCCAAGCGGCAAGGTGTCTTGGGCCGCGAGTACCGGAAGCAATGGGTCACGACGCCCGACGAACTGCTATGCCCGGAGTGCGAAGCCCTGGACGGCGTGACGGCGGACTTGCACGAGGAGTTTATCAGTGCGGACGGCACTCGGGCGATGGCGCCGACGCTGCATCCGAATTGTCGATGCAGCATGGTGCTGACGAAAGATGCGGGGTAGAGCAGCGGAAGCTCGACGGTCTCATACGCCGTAGTCGCTGGTTCGATCCCAGCCCCCGCAACCAGTTTATACAAAGGAGAGACGGCATGGATCAGGCGGCATCGCTACGGTGGCGCATTCACTATCTCGACGGGAGCACAGTGAGCAGTTGCGCGATGACGTGGGCACAGGCACCGAGCACGGGCATCGTAGCCGTTGTGCATCAATGCGGAGACTCGCCCGTGCGCGTTGAGATCGGCACGCCGTACTATCTTCAGGAAGAGAACTATGTGATTCGCGTGTGGGATCCGACCCTGTATCTGCGGCGCATGGGCACGGTGAAGTTCGGACGCTGGGCCAGGACCGACATCTTTAACGGGGCCTGGGATGAAGCCCTACGATGCGTCACGACCGATCCAAAGATGCTCACCGATGAAGGGGCGCGCAAGGGTGGTGTGGTGGCCGGCACGCGCGCCGCCCAAGAGGGGGAGCCGCGACTCAGCTGGGGCCTCTGGTACGATGATCTGACCGTTGTGCAGGGGAACGCCGACGATGCGCACGCCTGGGTGCGGGCGCCGTCCGATGGCGTCATGGCCGCCGTCTATCGCCATGTCTCCAGCGGCATCGCCATGTCGGTCGCCCTGCGCCGCTACACGTTTTATTTCTGGGAGCACGGCGAATTGATCAATACGGACGATCTTGACCGTGTGCTGGCGGCGCATCCGCAGTTCAAGAAGGGCTGCCCGTCGTTTACGGGTGGGGATTACTTGGGGCAAGCCCGCACCATCAAAGCAGCATTGGAGGATACCTTGGAGGATGTGACATGAAAATGACTATCGGACAGCATGACGTTGTTACAACACCAGCACCCCTTCCTGACGGCTGGTATTGGTATTGCGGCGAGCCGGTGAAGATTACGGCGGGCGTCGTGCGCGGGTACAACTTCACCACGAAGGAAGAGTGGCGCCAAGAGAGCGCACAGATGGACCGTGCGGCGCTGACGCGGATTGAGTATCAACCGTGAAGCGCAAGGTCTCCATCGTGGGCTTCGAGCAGGCGCTCACGCCCACTGCCCCCATGGACGATCCGGCCTATGAGATCTGGGGCTTGAACCACGCCAACCGCCTGGGCTTCATGGTGGATAGTCAGGGGCGGTTTCGGGCTGATCGATGGTTTGACCTGCATCAACGCCACGCACAGTCCGACCTGGACATGATCTGGATCGATCAGTGCCCCATTCCGATCTACCTCACGGACCTGTTCACCAGTAATCCCAACGCGCAGGCGTATCCCATCAATGATATCGTCGCCTACTTCGGCCACGAGTACTTCTGCTCCTCGTTCGCCTATATGCTCTGCTATGCCGCCCTGCTGGGCTTTGACGAGATTCGTCTGGACGGCATCAACCTGAGTTACGGGCGCGAGCGCCTCTGCGAGCGGGCCAATCTGGAGTTTTGGATCGGTCTGTTGCGCGGCATGGAATACAACATCGTGATCCCGGCGTCCTCGACGTTATTGACGCATCCCGCTCGCTACGGCTTCGACTATACGGAGGAGAAAGAGGCGGTCGAGCAGATCATGGCGGTCTCCGTCACGGAGTGTCTGACCTACAAAGAGGTCGGCGCGATTCTGACCGCAAAAGGCACCATGATATGACCTCCATGCAGCACGTCAAGACGGCGATCTGTGAAGCCCTCGATCGACGCAGCGCCACCGTGCAGGGCGCCAAGAGCGTGCGCGTGGATATCAAGTTCACCGATGAGGGGCTTCCCTGCAAGGTGATTGTGTTTGCCGAGCATGAATTCACCGTGCGCGGGCGGGTGCCCGTGGAACGCTACGAGATGAATTCCTAACCACCACAGAGGAGAACCGTTTATATGGCTGAGTTTATCACCCCATTGGAGAGCTTGCGGCAAAAGACCGGCAACGATCTCATGACGCAAGCCATTGTGCAGGTGCAGGCCGAGGCCAAGGCGCACGCCGCATTTCTCGAAGATCTGATCAAGACCATGCGTGAGGATATAGATAGGGCGATTCAGACGCTCACCACCATGCAGGGCACCACCAATGAGACGCTGGACATGTCTACGCAGTCGATCGGCAAGCTGGCACAGGTGGCACTGGATCTTCAAGAGCGCGTGGCACAGTTGGAGAAACTACGGCCGGACGCCCATACCGGACGCGGTTAAAAAAAGGCTTTACTTTAGGCACGCAAGTATAGTATACGGTCACTAGATAGATTCCTGCACCAGGGCAGACGACGAGCCTGGTCGGGTTCCTCTTTAAGGGGTGCCCGGCCAGGCTTTTGTGTTTTTTTGGACAACTTGCGAGGGACGACGCCATGTCGCGCATAGCCAAGACGCCAGCAGGCCTTCCGATTCTCAGCGCCGAGGAGTTCGTGACCGGCGCGAAAGAGAAATCGCTGCCCAGTGACGAGTTTGCCGTCATTCAGGGCTTCACCGCCGAGGTCAAGACCGTCAAAGCCAAGAACGGCAGTGCTCGCTATCACTTCACCATCTCCACCAACGGGATTGACCGCGACAAAGACGCGATCAACGTCGCGGGATGGAACACCGACAATTACAAGAAGAATCCCGTCGTACTGTTCGGGCATGACTACCGCAGCCTCCCCGTAGGGAAGTGCCCCAAGCTGGATGGCAAGAAAAACGCTCTGGAGGCGGACGTGGAATTCGCCTCGGCGGAGATCTACCCGTTCGCCGATACGGTGCGCCGCATGGTCGATGGAGGGTTTCTACGAGCGGCCAGCGTGGGCTTCAAGCCTATCAAGTACCTGTACAACGAAGAGCGAAGAGGCATCGACATCGAAGAGGCCGAGCTGTTGGAGTGGTCGATTGTGCCGGTTCCGGCAAACCCCGAGTGTCTCGTGCGGCTCTCGGCAGAGCTGGACCCGGCGGTGTTGGCGGACTTCGCCAAAGGCTGTGAGCAGTTTCTTACGGCCTGCAAGGGCGCGGGCACGTGGGTGGAGAGTGCAACGGGGGACCTTACTACATCCGTAGACAAATCGATCCCAGAATCAGCCAGCACGATTGATGAGGAGGCCATGATCGAGCGCATTAAGGCCAACGTCTTGGCACAGCTCAAGGCTGAGCAGGAGGCTGCGGTGAAGGCTGCTCCCGTAGTCGAGCAGCAAGCAGCGCCCGCAGGCTTCACGCTGGAGGATGAGGATCAGTACATCTTCGGGGTGGATCTAAAGGCCGTAACCAAGACGGTGCGCGAGGCGACGAAGAACGCCTTGGCGGGGCTCATCACCATCCACATCAAGCAACAGATCGACTATGCCCGAGGGCGCATAGCGGATTAACACAGCATTATTCTGACGGCGACTATACACAAGGAGGGCGCGCGCATGAAAGTCGAAGAGCTGAATCAGCACATCAAGGACACCGTGCTCGATCTGGTCAAAACCGAAGTCGGGCCGTTGGTTAAGGAGGCCATTGAGGCGTCCGTGAAGACCAGCCTGGCGCCCTCGGCAGAAGACCCGAGTAAGACCGTCAAGCAGGTGGAGATCGAGAAAACCGCCAAGGCGCTGCAGGAGAAGGCCAAGGAGAAGTCCACCCTGCACGAATTCACCGGCAAGAAGCGGGAGCGACAGAAGGGCGAAGCCCTCGGCGCCTGCGTGCGGGCGGCCAAGCGGGCCAAGAACGACTACGACGCCACGATCTATCACCTGAAGAAGGACGGGCACGACGACCTTGCCCAGCTGTTCGAGGATACCGCCAAGCTCTACGGTGATCAAGTCCTGAAGGCCATGACGGCGGGCGATCCGGAAACGGGCGGAGTGCTGATTCCGCAAGCCGTCTCCGCAGAGGTTATCGATCTGCTGCGCGCGCGGGTCATCGTGCGCAACATGAATCCCATCACGCTTCCCATGCCGAACGGCAATTTCCGTCTGCCCAAGAAGATGAGCGGCACCAACTCCTACTACGTGGGCGAGTCCACGTCGCCGACGACCTCGCAGGTCAAGACCGGTAGCGTGCTTCTGAGCTTCAAGAAACAAATGACTCTGGTGCCGGTCTCGAACGATCTGTTCCGCTTCTCCTCGCCGGGCGCCGATCAGTTGATTCGCAACGACATCGTCTCGGAAACCGCCGTGCGCCAGGATCAAGCGTTTCTGCGCGATCCCGGCACGGATTCCACGCCGCGCGGGCTGCGGTACTGGGCATCGCCAAACAACGTCATTGTTGCCACGGGCGGCGTCGGCGGTGACGCCAATCTGGGCGCCATGACCACCACGCTCTCTAAGCTAATCCTGAAGCTCTTAGAGAACAACATCCCCATGGCCAACTGCCACTGGGTAATGTCGCCGCGCACCTACATGAACCTCACCGCAGTGCGAACCACCAACGGACCCTATGCGTTCAGGGACGAGATGATGCGCGGGACGCTCTGGGGCTATGCATTCACGGTG